GCTATCTCTTTATGAATAGCGTACATTTCATTTGCTTTTTGTTCGATATAAGCGTCAGCTTTGCGCTTTAGTTGCTTTTCGATTTCATTAGTGTCTTTCATATTGATTTATTTAATTATATTATCCGACTCGTGTCGTATTTATTTTGTAGCTAGTGAGGAATCGAACCTCATACTCGTCAGTAGTAAACCTTTGCTTACGCCGCGGTAACCATACCTAGCTTGTTGTAAAACGAGGTGGGAAAGTCACTTATGGTCTTTCGACGCAAGGACTTTGACCCCACGCTCGTATATTATAAAGTAGGAAACCGATTTCCGGTGAGCCGGGTTGCGGTAAATTTACGCATAAGCTACCTACTTTATACCGGCGTCAGGTGTAGTAGGGTTTGTATTGACACTCGCGACCCGTGGTCCAGTGCCGCTACTACTTCGACTCTCACAGTACTTCTACTGCTTCGCTTATTGTTAAACCTGACTAGTTTCTTTATCTAAGACATGTACCGTAACCTTTACGCCTACTAGCCTTGTGTATAGCAACAGACATCGCCTGTGATACTATTTGTATTGTGTTACCTGTTTTGTGGTTAGTGATCGGAGCTGACGCTACACGCTCGACGCCACTGCAAGGCATACATGTTTTATACCCGTATTTTTGTCTTACTGGGTGTACGGGCTCACCACATTTACAGAATTTACTCATAATATTTTATTTTATTTAACACGCAATTGTCATATATATTATCCAAAGGTGATCGTATTTAATTTGTAATTACATTACCTATTTGGTGTTCCATCCACTCTACGTCTTTTAGTCTATGACCTTTAAATTGTATAAACTCTTCAGAGTGAATATTGATTTTTACTCTATATTGAAATACTCTACCCACTTCATAATCTAATACTGTTATTGTTTTCTTCTTCATATACCTGATGTTAATAAGTTAATTGTTATTACTGTTACTATAGCTATAAATCCACCGATCATAGCGATGTCTTGATGATTAAACTTTCTATTCATTGTTACTTTTTGTTAGGTCTTGACACATATATTTTAAACTCGTGTGCATCTGAGGTAAACTCATAAGATGTAGCAAAAGAGTCAACGTCGTAGCAAGGTTTAACTAGCTCACCGTTTTCTTTGATACAAATATTTCTAGTATCACCCGGGTCATCACTAAGAGTCAGTACTACCTTGTCATTACCTAAGTTTGTATATTCAACATAGTGGTAGTGGTCTCTCTTAGAGAGTTTATTTAGCCTATGTAGTGTTAAGTCGTTTTCCCAGTCGTCACTATATACTGCCATAGTAGACGTGCCTAACATACCTACTTTAGCAATATCGATATATTCAGTTTGTGCTTTTGTTGCGTAACTACCTAGTAGCAGAGCAACTGATAAAATTGTTTTCTTCATATTAGTATATTTCGTTTAGTTTTAGCTCAAATAGTTGTCCATCGCCATTTTCTACAAAGAACTGAGCGTTGTACATGTTTTCGTGTAGTAAGTATACTGCAAGCTCGCTATGATTTGATAGTTGAGCATCGATCTTACCTTCAATAATTGTTTGGTATTTTTTACCAATAGACTCTTTTAGATCTTCAAAGCCACTTACTTTTTTGCCATCTACTAGCGCGTAGAAGTCGTAGTAATCATATCTTACGTCATCTATACCTGGTAACACACCTACATTAATAGCAGTTGCTACACCAAAGTTTGTGGTAAACGTAGTATCTAGACCTGTACAAGATGATTTGGCAGTTATAGTTAAGTTGTTTTGACTCATTATGTTTACATTACAAGAGTTGAGTAGGTCTTGCTCGTATTGTTCTTGTCTGCTTTCGCAAGATGTTAGCGCAAGAGTAGCTGCTACTGCTGACGCTATAAAGTTATTTATTTTCATATTCAATTATATTATCCATTAGTATTCGTAATTAATTTGTATCTGCTCTGTAAATCGCTACAGATAAATACCAAATAGCGACGAGCACCCAACACCAACTAAACATTAGTAGTACCGTTTTTAGCAATTAGTTCTTCAAGCCACTTGTCGAACTCTTCGTAGTTAATAGTATTTGTTTGATTCATCTTCTTCAAATTTTAGACAGAGTGAGTCATAGTATTCGTCCTCACTGATCCACTCGTTAGTTAATTTATTCTTGTAATATTCACCCGCGATCTTTATTATAGAGTCGTGGTTGTGTATTACTTTCACCTCGTCACCTTGATCGACGTAGGTTTTACCTGTTTGTTGTATTGTTATCTTCATATTATTTATAGTATTTATCATATAACTCTCGTGCCATCACACTACAGTTTTTGTTGTTTAACTTTTCCATTGTTTGTTGTATCTTGTCAGATTGTTTACGACCTTTAGTGTAGTAATAGTGATCGTCACTCATTGCGTAATACCAGTCGTGTTGTTTTAGTAACTCCTCGAGTTGAACTAAAAGTTTAATGTTTTCATTTTTCATATTCATATATATTATCCGTACTTATTCGTTTTTATTTTGTAACTCCTGTTAACTTTTCAAACTGTTCTTTAGTTATTTTGTTTTCAAGATACTGTAATACGTACTTAGTCACGTCTTCACCTGTAATTTTATTTGTTACTTTCATATTATTTATTTTAGAAGTGTAGGTAGATTCGAACTACCGAGTAGATTTGCACACACTCAACCATTTACACTATTGTTCATATTTGATTTACCAGTAAACAATAAACTAACTGGACTTTTCGTACTAGACAATTTCTTTGTCTCTTAGTACTACTGGAATATTATTCGAACAAGTGTACGACTTGTACTTTTCCCAACAGTTCATTGTTTCAAGTTTATCTTTCATNANNTCAAACACTTTATCGTGATTGTAAGTTACTGTGTTACCATTTTTAAATGTAACGTTGATTACTTGATTTTTACCTACTAGTGACTTTCTCACTACGAATCTTTTTGATTTTAATTCTGACATAATTTCTAATTTATTTATTGTTATTAATTCTATTATATAATTCTGTTATTATTTCTTTTTTAAATACTTTTAAGTCTTCTAAAAACTGATTATCTGTTTCTTCATAGTCTCCATATTCAAACATATAATCTACTGTACTTTCATCTATACTATCTATTATAGTATCTACTGTTTCATCTATTATTCTTTCTACTGTTTCTTGATTCATATTATTTATTATTTATTAGATTCATTTATATTATCCATACTTGTCCGTATTTAATTTGTTATCTTTTTAAAGTATAGTGTATATCTTTATTGAATGTTAATCTATCTTTAAAGTTTTTAAGATTAAAGTATGGATTATTATCGAGTACATTATCGAGTGATATATAACAGTAACCTTTTAAGTTGAAGAAGTCTGTTGTATATTTATCAAAATACTTTGGAAGTTGGTGTAATTGATATGGTAAATAAGTTTTGTTATTTATTTTAAGAATTTTGATTTGATTTGTTTTAATAGTATTAGACATAGTATTTAATTTAATTTAAAGTTTATATTTATTTTTATTTATTTAAAGAATTTAATTTTATTTTATTATTTTATTTATTTATTAAACTCATATATATTATCCAACTTAAGTCGTATTTATTTTGTATTCAGTTCTTTACGAAGTTTATTTCTGTAGTGAATGTACATGTCTTTATCAAATCTTTTAAAGTAATTCATTTGAGTTTCTAAGTATTGTATGTATTCTTTATGAGTATTTTTGAACATAAGTAAAAGTAGTTAAATTGTTTTATAGTTAATTTTAGTTGTGAGGTATACCATCACTTCTTTGAGTGTACAATACACTTCTCAATATATTGTAGAGTGAAACCTATCACTATTAGTATTGTAATATCGTGTAGTATACTCATATTACTTAGTTATTTGTAAGTGACGAGCGAACGCAGGTATGTTATTACTGTTAGTGTAGTTACCATACTTTTGGAAACATTCCATAGTTTCAAATCTTTCTTGAAATTCAGAGTAAATATCATCATGATTGTAAGTAATTGTATCATTTTTCTTATTAGTGAATGTAATGATTGTATTGTTACCGATTAATGATTTACGAATTACGAATCTTTTAGTAGTTAATGTTGACATGTTATTTAATTTAAAGTGTTAATGTTTATTAGTTATTTACATTATTATTATCCAACAATAGTCGTAATTAGTTTGTCAAAAAAAGTAGTACATTATGTGAAATGTTTTATTGTGTGTGCGTAAGTGAAAACGTAAAAAATTGAAAACGCGTTGAGGTAAACGGCGGGGGCCTGGGCTAAAAAAAACGATTTTCCAAATGGGCCAGGTAGTAGGGGGAGTAGGGGCAACACAACACTTCTATATTTGCAATGCTAAAAAATAGTGACAAGAGCCTATTAAGGTTAAATAGTAACAGGCTAGTGTCACACTTTTAAGTATTTTATCTACTATGTGATAATCCTTGTATGGGTTCACCAATTAAACTAAAACAAACACTATCGCCTAAAGCGGCGGCTGCTAAGAAGCGTAGAGATATTGCTGCGGCTAAAACCCCAAAGCGTAAGAAACGTAAAGCAGAAAACCAAAGAATAGGTCAGTCATCAGAGTATGACTTACACCACAAGGCCGATGGATCAGTTGTAAAGATGAGCACCAAAAATAATAGAAACGTGTGGAAGCACGGTGAAAGAAGTTAATAACCAAAACCAATTAAACATGACGTACTTGTATTACAAGACTAGCACTTGGTCTAGCGACCCTACCAAGATAGACGAGAAAACCAAAACACAATGGGAACACTTATCTAACAAGTCCAACTGGAGAATTACTCAACTTCCAAATGGATACTATCAAACAGAAGTTACTTATCCTGACAAGCCTGATCAATGGGCTGACGTTACAAGACGTGAAACTCTTGAAGGCGCTGAATCAGCAATTGATGGAAGCATCGACCACTTCAATAAGAAGTTAGAGGCTACTAAAGGACCAAAGGTTGTAAAGACGTTTGAAAAATAAACTATTTTAATTAAATTTAATATAATATAATGGAGTATAATTTACCAAGTGAGATTGTTAAAGATCTTAACTTTGGCGACAATGCCAAAAATAGAATAATCGCTGGTGTAGACAAACTGGCATCTGCCGTAAAGTCTACATTAGGCGCCTCTGGAAAGTGTGTTATTTATGAAGATGCTAGAGGCAACCCGGTCATAACAAAAGACGGTGTAACCGTTGCAGAAAGCGTAGTCTTATATGATCCGGTTGAAAACATGGGTGCAACTTTAATCAAAGAAGCAGCCCGAAATACTGTAAAAGAAGCAGGTGATGGCACAACAACCGCTACGGTGTTAGCTGAATCACTGCTAAAAACAGTAAACTCACCAAGATTTGAGCAAAATTCACTAAGAGAGCTAAAAACAGGTATAAACTCAGGCCTTGAAAAGGTTAATGACTACCTTGATACTATCAAAATTGACGTAAACGACGATATGTTGCAAAACGTAGCGGCTATTTCGTGTAATAATGATGAAAAGCTCGGTAAAATCATAGCTGAAGCATACACTACTGTTGGTAAAGACGGTGTTGTGCTCATGGAAACGTCAGAAACTGAAGAAACTTACGTTGAGGTTGTTGATGGTGTGCAATTTGACTCACCATTAACGTCACCTCACTTTGCTACGGCTACAGAGAAGCAAAAAGCAGAGCTAGACAACCCATTAATCTTAATATGCATGTCCGAAATACCTAATGTACGAAAAATACAAGGTATATTAGAGCATGTTATAAAAACTAACAGATCTTTACTAATAGTAGCTCCAGTATCACAACAGGTAAAGTCGGCACTTTTAATGAATAAAGTAAAAGGTAACATTAAAGTTAACATTATTGACCTGCCTGGCTTTGGCCCTACTAAAAAAGATTCATGTGAAGACTTAGCTGCACTAACCGGCGCTACGGTAATGAACGAAGAACTAGGTGATGATTTAGATGGTATAACATTAGATATACTAGGAGAAGCTGAGTATGCAACTACAGATATTAATAATACAGTAATAACAATATTAGAAGGAGTAGATGTTGAAGATAGGATTGACCAAGTCGCAAAACTCATTGCAGATGAAAAAAGTGGTTTCTTTAAAAAGAAGCTGGAAGAAAGATTGTCTATGCTATCAGGTTCAGTTGGTATCATCAAGGTGGGCGCTGACTCTAAAGTCGAGCTCAAAGAAAANAAGGATAGGGTTGAAGACGCGATATACGCAACTAAAGCAGCTTTGAAAGAAGGTATAGTGCCAGGAGGTGGTATTGCCCTCTTTAATGCGGCGAAAAAAATCGAACCTACTAACGTAGGTGAAGAAGCATTGTTTTCTTCTATTGTAGCCCCAATGGCGACTATATTAGATAACGCTGGTATGCCAACTCACGTAGACTTACCAGAAGAACAAGGTCATGGATTTAACGTTGTAACCGGTGAAGTTGTTGATATGGTTAAAGAAGGTATCATCGATCCTGTGTTAGTAACTAAGACGGCTCTTAAAAATGCTGTATCTGTTGTAACTACTATTATATCCGCCGACTGTGTAATTTCAAACATACGAGTAAATGAAAGCAGTTAATCATTATTTAGTGATTGAGCCAATTAAACAAGAGCTTAAAAAAGTTGGTGGATTAATCCTTACTGACGAGGTCAATGAGGACAATAGGTATTTAAAAGCAAAAGTCATATCAACTGGTAACCTTGTAGAAGGTATTAACGAAGGTGATGTGGTTTATTATGACAAACACGCTGGACATGGGATTCAGCATAAAGATAATTTTTACGGCGTTATCAAACAAATGGACGTTGTATTAATTGATTAAACCTAAACCGCAGACTGTAGTCCATAAAACACAGACGACAAACAAATTATTTATTAATCAAAACATTTTAAAAAATGGCTTACAATGAAAATTATTTGTTCTTCAACGAAGGAACAGATGCGGCTGACGCTACTGGCGATGGTCAAATGTTTAGCTCTTCTAGTTTTTTAGGTGCAAATGTAACGGGCTCTGCTGTAGTAACTTTACATTTTGCTTCTAGAAACGGAGCAGCTACAGATGATACTGTTGCTATTACAATGGGAACATCTAACGTGAAATTATTAATGCAGGAATTAACTGCAGTATTGTCTAACCCAAGAGGTGGTTTGTTTTTTCAAACTGACTTTGCAGGAGAAGCTAAAAACTTCTTATCTGGAACAAACACTCTCGTAATAACAACGGCATCGTAAAACTATGAAAGGAGAAAATTATTTATATTTCAACGCTCACACAGCTGAACCAGCTGCTGATGACAAAGCTATGATGATACCTGCTTCTACAGTTTTAGGTATTGCTATTGGCGCTATTGCTGGAACTGTTGATGTTGATGCTATTTACTTGACTTGCGAAGGATTCGTAGGTGATGGTAATAGTAGAGGCTCAGTTGTTTTAGCTGTAAAAGAAGGTAAATTAGTAGAAGCTATGGACGATTTAGTAACTGCTATTAATGCTAATCCAGGAGATGGATTCCAAGTTATAGCTGATGTTGCTAACGACGTGTTCTGTAGCGAGCATATAACTGGATGTACAGTAGATTCTGCTGTTTAATATTAACTTATAAAAACTAAAAAAATGAACGCAAATAAAAACTTTTTAAGATTTATGGGTTACCGAGAGCAGAGCTTTACTATTGCAGGTAACTTTGTACATGACTCCGGTCATGGTGACGCAAACACTGTAAATCTAACTGACGCCGCTGACGGCTTTGGAAACATAGTAAACCCAGGAACAGCTGCTACAGACTTGATTGTTACTGTAACTGCTGATGGCGCTGAATCTAGCGCTAGAGGAACTCAATACACGATAGACGCTAATACAGGCGTTGCTTTTACAGCTGCTGCTAACGTTGCTGCTGGCGAAGTAACTAGAATACACTCTGATGATTTAGGTCTACACGCTTCAGATGGTACGTTAACTATAGCAGCTAAGTCAAGTGCTGTTGGTTATGACTTGAACGCTGGTGAAGTTGTACGAGTTATTTCTTACCTAGGAGCTGGAGATACTGACAACAAAGTTATCGGTACGCACTCTGTACTTAACGCAACTAACGCACACGCTGCTTCAACAGCATTTACAGAAAATGATGGTGTTATTTTACCTGCTGCTAATTATTTAGGAGCTGATTCTATTAGCGCTACCGCTACAAGATTTTCTTTTAAATCTTTAGCTGGTACAGCTGCTGACGATCACGTACTATTAGTACACGGTTCTGGTAAATTTAAAGCTGCATGTGAAATGATGCAAGCTGCTTTAAACTCTGATTTTAAAGGTAGCCCTATAATTATCACTGATGTTGCTAATGGGATTGTTCCTTTTTCAGGACAGTTTGATTTAGGAATTACTGCTTGTCAAATTACTTTGGCTTAGTAAGTGCGATTAACTAGTCACGATTTACGTGAATTACAAATCCTAAAGTATTACAGGCTCACTAGAAAGTGGGCTTGTAAGACTTACGGGTTAACAGATGCCGATCTTGAACTTCTAATATTTTTAGATTGTCAAAAACGGTTTACAAGACAAGAATTTATTGATGGTACTTATACCATGAGCTGGGATAAGACTCGGTGGGATAAACTAAGAAAGCTAGGCTGGATTGAAGTGTGGAGACACAGAAACAGAACGACGATTAAATACTCAATATTTAAGACATCGTTTAAATGCAGTCAATTAATAAGTAGAATATACAGGATACTATTAGGTGAAGAAGATATGCCTGTGTCAGAGAGAAGTGTATTTTACAATAACAAATCATATACAGATAAAGTATTTAACAAGGCTATAGACGATATGATAAAAGATAAAGATAGATAATGGGATTTAAACTAGGTAAAGGTAGAACACCAGTAGCGGTAAACGGGCAAATATCAAAGAAAATGAGATTTGGTCAAGAAGCTGGAGATGCTGACGTGTCTGTACCTGGAACACCTGTTATTAGAAAAACACTAGAGCCTGGTATTATGGGTGAAGCTAATATGGATGGTAGCATCTACATTAGCAATAAAATACAGCCTGGCAGTGATATAGAAAAACAAGTGATCAACCACGAAATGAGACACTCTACAGATATGAAAACTGGTAAGCTAGAGTATGGTGATGATTACGTTAAATGGAATGGTAATACTTACCCAAGACAAACTATCAACGGTAAAGATATGATAATAGTTGATGGTGTAGCTAAAGAGGCTGGAGACGGTGGATTTCCTTGGGAAAGAGAAGCAAACAACGGAAACGCGTATGGTTAATAATATATTAGGTGGTTTATTTGGCAAGGTAGTTGAAAACGCCGAAGGTATACTAGATAAAGTAATAACTACAGATAAAGAAAGAGACGCTGCTAAATTAGCATTAAAGCAAATAATGCTAGATGCAGAGCGTGAAGCTTTTGCAAAAGAAGTTGAAGATCGCAAAGATGCGCGTGATCTTTATAAAGACGATGCTATTATACAAAAGGTTTTAGCAACGTTGTTTACAGTAGCATACTTTGGTATTACATTTGTGATGTTTAATTACTTTGTTACAAAATCAATAGAGCTAGGCGAATTTGAAATTAGCTTTATATCAACAATCTTTGGCGCTATGAGTGCTAAGGTAAATACAATAATAGACTTCTTCTTCGGTGGAAGCTCAAAGAAAAACGAACAAATAAAAGAAAAATAAAATGATTTCAAAAAATTATAAAACTAACGAAATAAAGCCTGACATAACACTTGGTAATTTAGTGTTTACTGCTGGCGACTTAATGTTTGATTGGGTACCATTTGAGATTCCTTTAGGATCTGCAGAGCTAAAAGATGTTTCAGGTCATATAATGGGAACTGATACTGCTGAACAAGCCGGAGAGCTATTTAGTTTAGTATTTGCTAAATCCATAAACGGCGTTGCGCCAACTAGCTTAGGAACAGTAAATTCTGCTATAGCTGCTGCTAATTCAATGTTATGTAGAAACAATATAATAGGCTATTACAGTATAGACTTTGGAGAGCAAGCTGATGCTGTTTTAGACTCTATGGTTTCTTACAACGTTTTTGGAAGTAACAGCTCTACGAATACCAGTCCTAATTTTCAAGGTTTAGTTTTAGAAGGTGATCCTGCTGGAGCTACTAGAGCTGGATACCAAACTATATATGTAGCTGGTATAGCTGAAGCTGCATTTAACTTTGGAACAGGCGTATTGATAGCAGGTACTCACTCTGCTGATGACTTAACTATAGTCGTAGATGGCAACGATGCTGATGATGTGTTTACTATTGGAGATGTTATATACGCTGCAAACGCTACTAATGGAGCGAGCGCTACTGCTGACATGACTATAACTGCTGTGGCTGAAGAATTAATAACCGTTTCATCCGCTCCGGCTATAACTGACGACTTTGAAGTTGTACCTAAAAATCCATTATCTCTAAGATTTGGCTTTGAATATTAAAACTAACAATTAACTTAAATTAAATTAAATTATGGCAAAAAGAAAGACGGCAAAGGTTAAAGACCTTAGGCCAAGTAAAATCAATGATGAGCAGTTAACAAAGCTGCAAGGTATTGTATCTGCAATAAATGAAAGCAACGCAAATCTAGGTAGACTAGAAGTTCAAAAGCATCAAATTTTACATCAGCACGAACAGCTGCAAGGAGCTATCAAAGAGCTTCAGCAAGCTCTCGAAGATGAATATGGCACTTGTAATATCGCTATTCAAGATGGCACTATAAAATACGAAGAAGATGAGCAAGCTGATTCGTAAAATCACAATAGGGAAAGACTACAAAATTGACTCCATGCACTATTCTGTTAATCAGGAAGTGTATGGTGGTCATACTATTTGTGATATAATAGAAGAAGACGACAAATACTCTATATACATTAGAAAAGGAAAAGACGTATTGCCTTGGAAAGACTTCAATAAAAACATGGCCGTATCTGTTGAGTATAACTTAGAATATTAGTGAAAGCACCATTTGATTTTGTTATTGAGCCTAAAGGCGAAAGATACAACAATTCTAAAAAAGTTGGAGATAAAGATCTTATTTTAAATACTGAGATATTTAATCATCAATACGTAAACAGGAGTGCTATTGTTAACGCTGTGCCCACTGCTTTTGAAACTAAAATAAAAGTAGGCGATGAGGTTATAGTACATCACAACGTGTTTAGAAGGTGGCACGACCAACAAGGTAATGAAAAAAATAGCAGAAGTTATTTTGATGAAAATACTTATCTAGTTAAAGAAGATCAAATATTTCTTTATAAATCAAAAGATAAGTGGAAAGCTTGCNATGGGTATTGTTTTGTTCAGCCGATTAAGCAAAGAAACAAATTATCAGAAGATNTTGAAGAGCAGTGTATTGGTATTGTTAAATATACCGATGGCAAAAACACAATAGGCGAGCTTGTAGGTTTTACACCTTTCTCTACGTACGAGTTTGTTGTTGACGGCGTCAAGCTTTATAGAGTTTTAAATAAGTTTATTACAATTAAATATGAATATCAAGGAGACGAAAAAGAGTATAATCCAAGCTGGGCATAGAGCAGTTGAAGAGCTTATTAAAGTAGCTAAAGAAGCTATTGTTGATAGTGGTGATGATATTACAGCTGATAGACTTAAAAACGCAGCTGCTACAAAGAAGTTAGCTATATTCGATGCTTTTGAAATACTTAATCGCATCCAAGAAGAAGAAGCTATGCTCAGCGGTAAAGAGCCAGAAAAAAAGGAAGAGCGAATATTTAAGGGATTTGCTGAAGGAAGATCTAAATGAGCTACAAGCAAACGCTATATAAAATAATAGAGCCTGTAAAAAGAACTACTATTAGCCGAATGAATAAAGGCAACAAGTGGAAGTACGGCTACGATAAAGATCACGATATTGTAGTTATATCTAAAACAGGTAAAATAGGAGATATATACGAAATACAAGGTTTAAAAATAGCTCTACCTAAAGCTCCAAAAACAGTGCACGCTAATGAAGATAACAAATGGCGTCAAATAGAAAAGCCAAAAGTTCTTGAAAAAATAAAAACTATATTTGATTGGCGAGCTTATCCTGAAGAGCAAAAAGAACAATGGTACGATTATATAGATGAAGAATTCAAAAGACGTGACGAGGGTTTCTGGTTTCAAAATGCTAGTATTCCAACTTATATTACAGGAACTCACTACATGTACCTCCAATGGTCTAAAATAGATGTAGGCGCTCCAGACTTTCGTGAGGCTAATAGATTATTTTTTATATTTTGGGAAGCTTGTAAAGCTGACAAAAGATGTTACGGTATGTGTTATCTTAAAAACAGACGTTCTGGCTTTTCTTTCATGAGCTCTGCTGAAACCGTTAACTTAGCTACAATATCGAGTGATAGTAGATATGGAATACTATCTAAAAGTGGTGGTGATGCTAAAAAGATGTTTACTGACAAGGTTGTACCTATATCTATAAACTATCCTTTTTTCTTCAAACCTATTCAAGATGGTATGGACAGACCTAAGTCTGAACTAGCGTATCGTGTGCCAGCGAGCAAGTTTACTCGTAAAAAAATAGAGGTAAATGAAAAGCTAGAAGAGATAAAGGGACTTGACACAACGATTGATTGGAAGAATACAGGTGATAACAGCTATGATGGTGAAAAATTAGCGCTGTTAGTACACGATGAAAGCGGTAAGTGGGAAAGACCTGACAACATACTTAACAACTGGCGAGTTACAAAAACTTGTCTTAGATTAGGTGCTAGGGTTGTAGGTAAATGCATGATGGGCTCAACGTCTAACGCGCTAGACAAAGGAGGAGATAACTTTAAAAAATTGTACAATGATTCAGATGTCACTTCTAGAAACCGCAATGGACAAACAAAGTCTGGTTTATATTCTTTGTTTATCCCAATGGAATGGAACTATGAAGGATTTATTGATGAGTTTGGACAACCAGTATTTAATAACCCAGATCATGATGTACACGGACCCGATGGTGAATTAATTGAGTATGGGATAATTGATCATTGGAATAACGAAGCTGACGGATTAAAATCAGACCAAGATGGTTTAAATGAATTTTATCGACAGTTTCCTAGAACAGAAGAACACGCTTTCAGAGACGAAGCGAAAAACAGTATATTTAACTTAGTTAAAATATACGAGCAAATAGATTATAATGAAGGCATTAGAAATAGCTCTGCAGTTAACACGGGTAATTTCCAATGGGAAGATGGCATAAAAGACTCTAAAGTAGTTTTTTATCCTGATCCAAAAGGTAGATTCAATATTAGTTGGACTCCACCGCACAACCTTCAGAACA